GGCATCATAGCCCCCGCCGTTATTATTAAGAGTTAAAATACCTCTTCTTCTGTACCCATGGCCTCATGAATCTCTTCTTTTTCTGCATCACTAAAACCGCATGCATATAAGAATCTATTCATATCGAAGCGTGGGTTGATGTCCTGGAAGACTGGAATCAATAAAGCAGCCATAGCCGGCGCAGTGCAAATCATACGCAATGGCTTCTGTCTACCAATGCCACGTTCACCCTCTTCTGTAAAGGGAGTGAAGCAGTGAGCAATTGACTCAAAGTCTTTCTTCGTCATACTCATAACATATCCTTTCGTGTCTGATAGTTAACATAATTAATCTCTCGACGTTTGTTTGCCCCCGTGATGATGCCGGCGGGGCTTATTCGATGATTACCAATTGTCAAATACAGTAATAACTTATAACAAAAAAACAAAAGATGCAAGAAAAAAAAGAAAAAAATAAAAAAAAATGTACAAGTTAACCAAAATCCAAATTTTCAACGTAATTTACAATTTCCAATCTACAAAAAGACCGGGCGGGTACATGGAAAACAAAAGGGACACACAATCTTAGCCGATTTTTCAACTAAATTGCAATTTTCGGGGTAAAACTGATGAAATAACAAAAAACGACGACTAGAAAAATTTTGGAAAAAAATTTTGCGGGATGAGCCTCTCTAGAACACCGAGTATTATGTAGAAAATAGATTTAATATTCTATGTTATTCAAGAGCAACGAGCATTAGTGTTTTTTTTTCGTCCTTCGGACTGTTAAAGTTACCCTGTTTGTCTTACTTGAGTCAAGTATTTTTGTATATATATCGATTTATAGAGCATTGGGAGCTAGAGCATTACCACGTCGTGCGATTTTTTTAAAAAATATTTGACTTGTGTAGGAATATTTACTTAATTTGCATACACAATTAACAATATGGGAGTATTATGAGTAAAAAAACTATTAAAAAAGCATTAGAATTAAATATTGGAGGTCATGATTATAAAATTATTGAATTACCTTTAGAACATGAAGATGATACTAAAGAATTATATGGTAGACATTTAGTAAAAGAAAATGTTATACTAATAAATGATAGTATTCATGAATCTAGAAAGAAAGAAACGTTAATACATGAAGTATTACACGCAATATTTTTTAATTATGGGTTAGAACACAGTGAAAGAAATATTGATGCAATATCAAATGGATTATTTCAACTAGGAGTAGGAGACCATTTATGGAAGATATCAAAAAAGCAATCTTAAAATTCAAAAGTCTAGGTAGAACTGACATTGTGCAGAAATTACAGCAAGAACTAGATGAATTAGAAAAGATAAGTAAGAATCTAGACTGGAAAAGGTACGAAAAAGTGCTTAGAAAGCAAGAAGATAGACCAGATATGGAGGATTTTCCTAAAAATGACTAATAATCAAAGAATTTTAGAACTTATATCAGAAAGATTAGATATAGGAGCTAAAAAATACGGTAATCAAGTTCCAGTAGATGGTAGTAGAGACAATCTAAAAGAAAGCATAGAAGAACTATTAGACCTATGCGTATATCTTTCTGCTGTTGCGATAGAATTACATGAACAGTATATTAACAACAAAAGGGGTAAATAATGCCTGGAGTAAAATGGACAGAAAATGAAATCAGAATCTTAGACCAGTATGAACGTACTGCTAAATCTGCATTTGTTCTGTATCAAGAAATACGTATTGCTGGATATAATAGAACATATAAAGCAGTAACACGTAAATTAGAATCACTAGGTTTGAGAAAACCTTACAGGTATACAACAGGTCACGAAAAAACAATTGGATATTTAGATATTGAATCAACTGGGTTTAGTGCTAATATTGATGTTATGTTGTCCTGGTGTCTAAAAGGAAGAGGTGTCAAAGAAGTTGCTGGTGCTAAAATAACGAGAGAAGAGCTAATGTCAGAAAAGCAAGATGCTAGGATTACAGAGCTGTTAGTAGAAGAAATGAATAAGTATGATGTAATATTTACATATTATGGTACTAGGTTTGATATTCCTTTTATTAGAACTCGTGCACTATATCACGGAACGTACTTTCCTCTTTATAGACAAAAAGCACACAAAGACTTATATTATGTAGTAAGAAGCAAACTAAAGCTTCATCGTTCATCACTTCAAGCTGCCACAGAGTTTTTTGGTATTGCTGGTAAAACAAGAGTAAAACCAGATATGTGGAGAAAAGCTAGATATGGAGATGAAAAAGCAATGAAGTATGTTTACGACCATAATGTAGCTGATGTAGTAATATTAGAAAAACTACACAGGAAGTTAGAAGAACACGCACCACCTTTGGTGAGACCATTATAAGGAGTATTAAATGGCTAAGAAAAAAGAAGATACATTTAAATTAGTTCATGAAGATAAGGAAATGGAATTCAAACTATCTGACTTATCTGAAGAAGCTAGATTAAACTATACTAGAGCAAACGAGATTGCAAGTCAAACAGTTCGTTTAGAACAACAGTTAATTGAGATGAGATTCTTAATTACTAACTATATTAAGTTTGTTGCTAATGAGCTTGACGAAAATAAAAATAAATAGTTATATTTATGAAAGAACGTGTTGTTAAAGGTGTAACTCACTATCTCTTTGATGATTTAGATGAATTTAGAAGTAAAATTAGTTTAAGTCATCCAGTTGTAAAAGAATGGAGACATTCTAATAAAGGAGATTGGATACTGACTGATGATGGTCAAGTATGTCAAGTGTTGCACCTTGGCGTTCTTAAAAAGAGCGATAGAAAAAAAGAAACTACTTTTATTAGAACTATTATGGGTTCGTATGTATGCAGCCCTTCTGTAGTAATAAAAGGAGATATGAAAACAAATATGCATACTTTTTCTACCGCTGGAGAGTCTCCTTCTGTTAGAAAGAAAAACAGAAAGAAAGTTACAGATAAAGAATTTTTGTTTGGTAAGTATGTAGCAAAGGGAGATGAGGTAGTAGAAGCTTACATGAAAGCATTTCCTAGTAAGAACAAAAATTACGCAAAATCACAAGCAAAGTTATTGCTTAAAACTGACAGGGTAAAAAAATTGATTAGAGAAGAAATAGATAAATACTTGAGTGAAGCTGAAATTACTCCAACATACTTGTTGGAAGAAATGAGAAACATTATAGATAAAGGCGGTTCATCAGATAGAGATAAGATTACTGCTATAACAACATTAATGAAAATATCAGGAATGATGGAAACTCAAAAGACTACAGAGTCTGTTACATTGTTTCAAGGTTTTTCAAAGGAGCAATTAGATGCAATTCAAGGTTCCCAATACAAAAAATTGGCGGAAGTTAAAAAAGATAGTGAAAAGTAACCGATGTGTTATTTGTTGCTATAGATTATATAAAACTGCAATATACGTTTGGGATAAAGAAGAAAAAGATTGTACTCACGTAAAGTGTTTTAATTGTCTTAGTGTTTATGATAACGAGTTTGAATTAACAGATGTGGGATTACCAAGACAAACAGGAGAAGCATGAGACTAGCAGTATACGGAACACTTAGAAGAGGTTACGAACAAACAGGTAAAGTAAAAGGGTTTAGTTTAGTTTTTCCTGGACATAGAAACTTTCCAGCTCTTGTCAAGAATGAAAAAGGCAAAGGAGCTGTTGTAGAAGTTATAGATGTTACAAAAGAAGATTTAGTAATGTATGACAAGTATGAGTCTACAGATTCTGGATTGTATATTAGAACAACAGTAGATGTGATACTAGATGACACTAAAGAAAAAGAAAAGTGTTGGGTTTATGTAGCAGGTCCTGTTCTATGGCAGAACACTAGTATGTTTACTGAAGTTCCTGATGGTGATTGGTTATCACCTAAAACTCTTGTAATGATGGACAGGGTATATGAAAAAGAATACGAAGAAGCCAGATAAATTTAATATTATACCACCTGACTTATCTGCAAAAGAAAAAGCGTTAGAGTTAGCAAAAAAAGATATAGTTACTTTTGGACAAATGTTTTTGCCAGAAGATTTTATGAAATCAGCTCCTGCACCCTACCAATATCAACTTAGTGATATACTTTTAGGAGATGATAAAAGAGTTTGTATTATATTACCTAGAGGACATGCAAAGTCAACATTAGCTAAAACAGCTTTACTATATCAGTTGTATTTTGCACCACCAGAAAAGAAACAGTTTATTGCTTGGGTATCTGAAGAACAATCTCAGGCTATTGACCATATCAAGTACATACAAAACCATATAGATGTAAATCCTGCACTTCAATACTACTTTGGTGACTT